TGGCTGCGGTCATACTCTCCTTCTTGGCGACCTCGTCGCCGGTCACTGGTGCTTGCGGCAGGGACGCCAAGACCTTCTGGAGCTGCTCGACCGCCCCGCGGATGGCCGCCTCGTTCGCCGTGGACAGGACACGCCCGGCCTTACGGATCTGCCCGTACGCCTCGATCGTGTCCAGAGCGCCGGTGTCGAAGGCGGCCATCGCCTTCCCGACCGCCATCATCTCCGCGCCGCAATCGGCCTCGGCCTGCTCGGCGACCGCGAACGGGGCGAGAATCCCGATGATGTAGTCGATCGCGCAGCACGCGTCCGACAGGTCCATCGCGTTCTCAGCGTCCTCAGGGTCGGGGCCTGCGGCCTCCATCAGCTCCCGCTGCGCGAGCAGGTCGACCGCGCCCTTCGCCCTGGACAGGATGGAAGTCCACTTGCGGGCGGTGGCGGCGTCGATCGCCTCCCACGCCGGGGAACCAGGGTCCATCGGGTCACCGGGCGCGTCATCGTCGGGGGCGGCCAGCGCGACCGTGGGGTCCATGCCGTCCACGCCGTCGTCGAGCTCCATGCTGGAGCCGGGCTTGCTGGCCTTCGCCATCGTCTCGGCCTTTCTCAGGCTCCCGTCGGAGCCCCAGTTGTCGGGGATCATGCTGGACGCGCCGAGCGCGCGGGCGCGGGCGATGATGTGGCGGCGGATGGCGTCATGGTTCGCGCCGCCCCGGCCGACCGCGTGGATCGCGTTCTCCAGATCGGAGCGGTTGGCGATCGGGTAGCTGCCATCTGGCATCGCCACGCCCGAGCTGGCCATGTGCTTACGGTCGGCGGTGTCGTAGTCGGCCTTGGCCATCTCCGCGCGCTGCGCGGCCTCGTGGATGAGGCGGGCGATCGCGCCGGGACTGCCGGACATCGTCACCGTGTCTCCCTCCCGTGGGCTCGACTTGCCGACCAGGCCACGCACCACGTCGGGATCGAGCAGCCCAGCGCCGCCCTGCCGCTTCATCAGCAGGAACGGGGTCCCGTTCGCGGCCTTGTCGACCAGGTCCACCCGGTCGATCTCAGCGTCGGTCAGCTCGGTGAAGTCCTCGTCGTACGGTGTCGTCATGCCGCCCTCCGGGTGATACGCCGCGCCTTGCCCTGCGGCGAGAAGCCGGTGATCCGCCCGGCCTTGGCCATCCGCCACGTCCAGTCATCGAGCTTCGCGCCGATCAGCCAGTCGCCCGCCTTCACGACCACATCGCCGACGTCCCAGTCCGGGCCGCGATAGATGTAGGACTCGACGATCGTCGCCGCGCCCTCGGTGCCGTCCAAGTGCAGCAGCCCGGACTGCGGGCCGTTACGCAGGAACTCCCACGCCGCCTTCTCCAACTCCTCGGCGGTGAAGTAGTCACGGGCACCGTCCGCGCCCTTGGCGATGCGCGGGTCGGGCCCGGCCTGGTAGGCGATGCCGAGCACGTACTGCTGTTCCGCCACGAGCTCCTCCTACGCTCTGGCCGGCACGATCGCGCACCGGCAGTTCGGGTGAGCGGGCGCCGAGGTCGCACCAGACGGGTACGGCCGGCCGATCGGCACCGGCCCGGCCGCCGCGTTCCCAGTGCAGAGGGGACAGACCTTGGCGGCGGATCCGGTCTCCCAGCTGCCCATCTCGACCTGCCGCAGCCCGTAGGCGGCGATCGCCGCGACACCAGCAGCGGCCAGGATCGCGTTGAGTGCCGCCTGCGCTGCCTTGCCGGGGTCGGTGAGGGCGCCGAGGAGAGCAGCGCCCAGTGCAGCGATCCCGCCCTTGTCGCCCATCCCGTCGACCAGCGCCCGCGCCGCGTTCTTGATCGCGCCGCCTGCGACGCTGCCCGCCCTGCCGCGTGCCGTGGCCAGGTAGGCGGCCAAGCCGCCCGCGAGGCCGAGTTGCTCCAACCGGTCGCGAGCCGTGTCGGTCTGGCCGGGCCGCCAGCCGCCGAGATCAGGGCTGGTGTGGCTGACCGTGGCGTCGGCCGAGGCGGCGCCGATCAGGTACCCGTCGACCGCCATGCCCTCCAGCACGTCCGGCAGGGCCGCGGTGAGCCGGTCCTGCAAGCGGGCAGCGAGCCACGCTTCGGCCGCCGCGAGGAGCGCGCTCCGGTCCTGGGTGCTGCCGTCGTCCTGCTCGCGGATGTAGTCGGCGACGAGCTGCTGCGCGGCCGTGACGGTCAGGACCGCGCCGAGCGCACCGGCGAGCTTAGGCGCCCAGTGGTTGGCGGCAGCATGCTCGAGGCTCCAGCCCGGCCAGTCGGCCGCATCACCACCTTTTGGGCCGCCACCACCCGCCTTGGCGACCGCGAGCCGTCCAGCCTCATTCAGCTCTCGTGCGGTGTCGGCGTCGATCGTCCGGAACTCGAAGTCCCGCCAGACCCCGGCGCGCCGCCTACCCTTCCGGAAGGCCTTGAACGCGGCCAGCTCAGCCTTCACCAGCTCGGCGTCCGGCTCCTCGTCCTCATCCTCATCCTCATCATCGAGCAGGGGCGAGCCGTAGACGCCGGTGTCGGAGGTGATCCCCACAGTCGGCCCGCCAGCGGCCGGAGCGCCCTCGTTCTTGGCGGTGTCGACGAACTGGGCCTGCGGCTGCGGCGGAGGCGCGGGCGGCATCGCCGACGGACCGAACTCCTGCTCAGCGAGCGGCACCGTCTTGATCGGCGGCGACGGTGCGACGCCCTCGGCTCCGCTGAACACCGCGTGTGGCAGGATCGCGCCCGGAGCGGGGGCAGCCGTAGCCGGGTCGATCTCCCCGGCTACAGCGAACAGCGACGCCAGAGGAATGGGGCCGGCCCGCTCGGTGAACACATACCGGGGCACGACCTGGCCGTTGGGCTCCGACAGGCCGTAGCGCCTCTCCCTGATCTCTGACGCGCCGATGGCGCCCATGTCGACGTAGATCTTGTCGGCCTGCGCCTGCTGAACCCGGTCGGCCTGTTCCTCGCCCAGGTCGAACGCAAAGCGGACCGGCAGCCCCATGTCGGCCTGGAGGAACGCTGACAGGATGCGCTGGACCTTCTTCACGAGCGGCAGGTCACCGACCCTGTGCTGCACATCGGCCTGGCTCTCGCCGCTGGACCGGTTGACGTTCTCGGTGAATCCGAGGTCGGCTGGGACGGTGTGGTAGGCGGCGGCGGTCTTGCGCATCAGGAACAGCGAGAAGGTGTCGGTGAACTCCTTCTCGCTGGACCAGATGATGCCGTGACCGCCTGGCATCCACCGGATCTGGTGTTTGGCGGCCTGGTCGCCGAGCATCGCGGCGTCCCAGTACTCCTGCCACTGCTCGATCTCGTCCGGCGTCCAGGTCTCCGGGGCGCTGGCGAACGCGGCGGGAAGATTCCCTTCGGTGAAGCGCTGCAAGAAATGCCACTGAAAGCGAATGTCGGTATTCGCATTCAGCAAGATCGTCTCGATCGGCGCCGTTCCGTAAGGCGAACTGGGCTTCTTCCGGAACGGCGTATAAATCAAGTCATCCGTAGTAAGCCAGTTGTACGGAAGGCCACGCACGTACTGGACGTACGACACGGCCGGGGGTTCGGGGGTGTCGCCCCAGTCGTCCAGCATCGGCGCGATCGTGGTGCCGTCTACCACCTTCAGCCCGATGGCCCGGCCGCCGCGGTTACGGAGCCTTGCCAGGCATCCGGCGTCGTAGGCGAGCACGTCGTACAGCCACTCGCCGAGCCACGTCTCGAAAGGCGTCTTCCGGTCGGGCTTCTCCAGCGCCTTCATGCCGACCTTGATGGCGTCGGTGACGTCTCCTTCATGTCCCTCGGCGGCGACGAGCGACCAGTCCAGGGACCGGATCGAGTCGATGCGGTGCCAGATGCACATCTGGGCGACGTCGTAGGCTTCGACGATCCCGCGCAGCGTGTGGAACGACACGCGCTCGTGGGACCTGGGCCGCGCGGCGATGTTGTAGCCGGGGATGAAGTCCTTCGACCTCGGAACCCGCGAGTATCCGTCGTAGGGCTGGATCGGCTCGCCCGGAGAGAACGGCGTGGCCGGGGTCATCCCTGCGGCTTCCGCTCCGGCCTGGAACTGCGGCGGCTCGCCGGGGCCGAACATCTTGGTCAGGTGTGTGAGAGCGGATCGTACGCCCATCGGGTGACCGCCCCCTTCTCACATGCTGTCTCGGTGCGCCTGAAAGGCGGCGTTGCGGGCGGCCTGGCGGCGCGCGACCTCATCGAGCTGCTCGATCTCGGCTTCCGCTTCGGCCGCCTTGTCCGCCTCGGCGGCGGCCTGCTGCTGGGCCGCTTCGGCCTTGCGGCGCATGTGCTCAATGAACCGTTGCGCCTGCCCGGAGGTCAATTCCGTCACCGCCCACACAAGAGCGTCGAGCCGGTCAGGGCTCGTCCCGTCCAGCGGCGTCCAGGTCGTCAGCTGGTCGTCGAGCGTCGGCATCGGGCCGACGTGGTGGACGAGATGCTGCTCATACAGTGCGGCGACCGGTTCGGCCCGCTGCACCTTGCCGCGCGAGGCGGTGATGACCTTGACAGGGACCTGCTTGTCGACCTGCCTGATGGTGCTTTCCACCATGTCGCCGCCGTAGTTCTTCTCGGCAACGATCCGGTCCGCGTCGAACTCCCGGTAGGCGGCAACCGCGCGAGATGCCCACCCATGCGGCGACAGGCTGCACGACCGGTCGGCCAGCACGTAGATCTGCCCGTCGACCCCGAGGCCCGCCACGATGATGCCCTGCTCGTCGTGGGACGGGCCTGCGCCGCCGGACGGGTCGAGCGCGACCACGACCCGGCGCATCTCCGGGGCCTGCGTGACCCGGCACTCGTCGAGGAGTTGCAGGGTCCACAGCGCGCCCTCGACGTCGTCCAGCAGCTCGCCGAGGAGCTCCTGACGCCCGATCCTGGTGCCCTCGTAGGTGGCGAGGACCTGCTCGCGGAAGGACGGCGCGAGGTTGGCGAGGTTGTCGTACGTCGAGCCCCGCGTCGCCGCGGTAGACGCCCGTTCGAGGACGGTACGGATCAGCGCGTTGGGTTTCGGCGTCGTGGTGAATACGCACTGTGGCGCTTCGCCGAGCCGGAGACCGAACTGGAGGTTGTTCCAGGCCGTATCGAGCGTGTCGCCCTTACGGGCATCCGACCAGCTCGCAGGCTCGTCGCACCACCCGAAATGGTGCTGCGGTCCTCGAAGCTGGGACGGCACCTCAGCGCTGTAGGCGTAGGCCGTCGTCCCGTTCGGCCAGGTGAGCCGCCGCTTGGTGGACTGGTAGACGGGTCGGTGCCGGTCGGAGACCGCCAGCAGCCCGGACTCGCCCTCGATCATGACGTCGCGGACGTCGGCGGGGGTACGGCCGACCAGGGCGATCCGGCAGCCGGGATGCGCGAGGGCCTTCTCGGTCACCCATTCGGCCGCACTGCGGGTTTTGCCTGCGCCTCGCCCGGCGATGTAGGCCCACACGAGCCATTGGCCGGGGGGCGGGAGTTGTTCGGGCCGGGCGATGTCACGCCAGCGGGGCTTGGCGTTCTCGAAGAGGCGGGCGGCGTGCTCCCACGGGTTGAGAGCCTGCACGGTCACGTGATCTGGAGCAGCCCGACCTCGCGCACGGGGATGTCGGGGTTGTCGATGACCTTCGCCCACACCGTGTACGTGCCGGACGCCAGCACCAGGCCGCCGTTCGGGCCGATCTGGCAGTCCGCCACGTAGATCGTCTCCCCGGCGCCGGTGATGGTCTCCCAGGTGCAGTTCTGCCAGCTCGCGGAGGACGGCTTGACCCCGGTGGGCATGAACGCCATCTGCACCACGTCGCCGGTCACGTTGACGGGGACGCCGTTGATCCGGCCGTCGACCGCGACCTGGTAGGGCTCGGTGCTCAGCGCGTCGATGACCTTCTTCGTGGAGCCCATCGGCTGCACCCCCTCCCAGGCGGTGAAGGTCCAGCGCAGGCTTGGCGGCCCGTAGGTGACGACGAGGACGCGCACCAAGCCGGGGAACCTCGCAGTCGCGGTGTCGGCCGTGGTGAACACGTCACTGCCACCTCGGCGGAGCGTGAATGCGCGGATGGGGGCGTCTGCGGTGGCGAACGCGTCAGCGGGGACACGGGGCAGCGTGATCGATCGGGCCGGGCTGTCGCTGGTGGTGAACGAGTCGCTCACCGGGCGGGCGCGGATGATGCTGACCGTCGCGGTGTCGCTGGTGGTGAAGGAGTCGGCGGCGGCCACGTTGGTGACGTTGCTGCCCGCCTGGACCTCGACGCCGACCGCCGCCCACTTGATCGTGCCGGTGTTGGTGATCCCGAACGTCTGCGGCCCGGGTGATGGTGCGCTCTGGTAGGCGAAGTACTGGACGGTATTCGAGCCGATGTGGCCGTCGTACAGGCCGTCCTGCGTCGCGCCGCTCAGGTAGGTGGTGTTGGCCGGGTCGTTGCTGCTCTCGTCAGTAAGACACCAGGACACGATCGAGTTCGGGCCCGTGGTCGTCACCGTCGTGGACGCGGTCGTGCCGCTGCCCGACAGCGTCGAGTTCGTGGCCGGACTGGCGGCGAGTTTCGCCGACCCCCAGCGTTCCACGACCATGCTGTGCCGGGTCGCCGTCCCGGTGGCGGGAGCGCACGAGATCGTTATCGAGCCGGGCGCGGTCGCGACCACGGTCGCCCACAGCCCTGCCCACCCGTTGAAACCGCCCGGCGCGGCTGTGCCCACATGCGTCCAGGTCAGAGCAGACGCCGAGTCGGTCGGCGTCGCCATGCCGTTAGCGGTGTCGAACGTCGTGGCCTTGACGACGATGACCTCGCCGGCCGCCGGGCTGAACGACGGCGTGGTGAGGGTGCTGGTGTCGTCGCCGGGCGAGTACACCGGGTAGGAGGCGATGAGGCTGGGCGCCACCTGCTACCTCCCCACGACCAGGCAGGGCCTAGTTGAGCGTGACCGTCTCGGTGACCACGATCGCGTCGCCCGAGGCCGACAGGGTGCCGGACGGGGACAGCAGCGTCTCGAACAGCATCGTCCCGGCGCTGGAAGCGTTGAACACGCCGATCTTCGCGATGGTCACCGGGAGGCTGTCGGAGCCGTTGGCGGTGAAGGTCTTCGTGAGGGTGTAGGTGTTCGTGCCGGTGGTGTGCGCGGGCGTCGCAGTTGCCCGTAGGAGGCCGCCGCCCGCCGTGGTGATCTCACCGGTGAGGGTGGTGTCGGTCGCGGCGGGGGCCGTCGAGTTCGCGGTGAGCGCGATGTAGTTGGCGACAGCGGCCTGGGAGGCGCTGGCCATGTTGGTGTAGATCAGGTCCTTGCCCGCATTGGTCAGCACGGCTGTTCCTCCACTTCGGCGGCGTCTCGGATCGGGCAGCCGAACAGTCCGGAGATGACGGTGGCCAGGTCGGGGTCGGTGCTGGCCACCCAGGCGGGCGCGTCGGCGTCGGAGTGCGCGGCCCAGATGCCCCGGTCGTGGGTCAGGTCGTGGATCAGTTCGGCCGTGGTGAGCCCTGCGGGAGGGTGGACGATGGTGACGCGTTCACCGTCGAGCGGCTGGCGCTGGCCGTCGACGGTCTGGACCGCGTTGTGGTTGCCGAGCCACACGGTCGTGGCCATGCGCACCTCCGAAGGGGGCGTGAGGTTGGGGGCTGGCCCGCCAGGGCTCGACCCTGGGACGGCCGCCTTAACAGGTCGTTGCTCTACCGGCTGAGCTACGGGCCATTGACTGTGCGGGGGTTGTGCCTCGGCCGGATTTGAACCGGCGTTTCCGCGTGCGCGACCACTTGCCCGGGGCGGGGCTCGATCCCTACTGCTCGCGTTGTCCTCGGCCGCTGGACGACGAGGCGCCTGTCGGTCGCCAGAAATGACGAAAGCCCAGCGCAAGAGGCTGGGCTGACATGTCACCGATCTTGGACACAAGGTAGGACACGCTACGTCAAGCGGTCAAGCGCGCCCCCGGCCGCCCCGCGTGTCGAGCGTGGTGCCGTTCCGCTTCGACGGCCAGCAGTTCCCGCTCGATGATCCAGCCGCCGGGCAGGCAGCGGAGCCTTCCGGTGGCGATCCACCGGCTGATGGTGCGTCTGGAGCGGGCGGCCACCTCGGCGGCCTGGTCGAGGGTGAGGAGCTCGGACAGCTCGTCGTCAGGATCGAGGCGCATAGACCTCCAGCGTGTAGACGGTTGGGCCGGTCACGGGGTGTACGACTCGGAGATGACGTCTCCGGAGCGGCTGATGATGCGGACCATCCGGGCGTCCAGTTCCTCGTTGAGCACGACGGGGATGCCGTAAGCCGTTCCACCCTGCGGGAACAGGTCGTACGGGTTGGTTGGTCTGGTGAAGGCGCGCTGGAAGTAGGTGAGCGCGTCGCCGCCGACCTCGACCCGTTCGGGGGCGTCGGGTCTGGGCTGTAGGAGCGGGGCGAGGATGTCGCCGAGGTGTTCGCTCAGCCAGGCGACGGTGAGCGCGACCTCGACGGGCATGTCCAAGTCGCCATATTCGATCATCTGCGTGATGAGCTGGCGGAGTGTCACGGCATCGTCCGGCAGCACGCTCTTCTTGGTCATGGCCTCTCCCGGTAGTCGTGCAGGTGCTCGCTCGGCGCGTGCTGGTGCGGCTCGTACCCGAGCCCGCGCAGCAGCTTGGACAGGCGTACGTCGAGGCGTCGCCAGTCCTTGGCGGGCAGCCCGTCACCGTCGACCTCACCGAGCCGGTCCATCAGATCCGGGTGCTGGGTCTTCAGGCTGTCGCTGAGCTTGGTGCAACCGAGCCCGTCGTGGAGCTGCCGGGAGGCGATCGGGTACGGGCTGGTGCACCACGGGTGCGGGCAGGCGAGCATCGCCGTCGTGACGCCGGGAGCGGGCACGATGTCCTGCTCCACGATCAGCAGATCACCGGGGTCGGCCCACTCGTCGCGTAGGAGCCGCCAGTACGCCTCGGTGTCGTACGGATCGAGCGCGACGAGCCGAGCATGGCGGGCGGTGGCCCAGTCGCGTGTGCACGGATGGAGCATCCCGGGGATGTGGGGGACGACGATCGTCGTCATGGCCGCCACTCCTGCCGGTAGTCGGGATGCTCGGCGTACGGGAGGGCGAGCAGGCGCAGCGTCTCGCAGGGTGCCAGGACGTACGGCGGCGTGACGCCGTCCGGAAAGACTCCGGCCTCCCCGACGAGAGGGCGCCAGTTGATCCAGCCGTCAAGATCCCGGTTGCCGCAGCTAGAGCAAACGAGCGCTTCCCCCTTCCCGGTCTGGTCGTCAGGCCATTCGACGGGCTCCGATATGGGCCGATGGCTTTCAACGATCAGCCGCTTGGCCTCGACCTCGGCCAGCACGCGTGGCGACCAAAACGTTGCCTGCATCGGAGAGTCATAGACGCCCTCGCCGTGCTCAGCGGCCTCGCGCGCCACCTGCTCGTCCTCGTCGAGCCGCGCCCGCAGGAACTCCACCAGATCGTTCACGCGCTCTCCTGTCCGCTGGCCTCGGCCTCCACCAGCTCGGTGTACTCATCCTCGTGCATCAGCCGCCCACACTGCGCGCACTCGCTGTACCCGTCCTCCCTGCGCCGGATCGCCCGCTGATCACAGCGCGGGCACCGGCCGGCGCGCCGCTTGGTCTGCGGCTCGTCCTTCGCGAGCGCCTGGAGACGCCGCTCCCACATCAGCACCCGCAGGCCGAAATCGACGCTGCCGGGGTGGGCGAGGATGTCGCGGATGTGTTCGCTCAGCCAGGCGATGACAGCCATGCGGGCTCGCGCGCCGCGCCCCCGGTACGGCCTCGGCAGGTAGCCGCGCGCCTCCCGCCACTGGTCCTCGACTAGCACCAGGTCGCCGTACAGCTCGTCCAGGGTGTCGCCGATCGGGGAGGGTGAGCCGGGCCCGGCCGCGTGGGTCGAGCGCGCGTCATCACCGCGTTCCCGGTGCCCGTCGGCTTTCGCGGCGAGCTTGGCGGCGTGGTCGTCGAGGGCCTTCAACGCGGCGGTGATCATGCGGGCGCACCGGCTGCACCACACCGGATCGCCTGCGGTCGCCTCGACCTTCGGCGGTTCGGGCGCCTCTGGCCGGGGCTGCTCAGGCAGTCCTGCGAGCGCGGCGACATTCGCGTGTCCGAGCGCAGCCCGGTACTCCCGGACCGCCAGCTCGTAGCTCTCCAGCGCCTTCCGGTAGGCCCTGTTGCAGGGCCCGCTGCACGCCTGCGTCATGCTCCCCCCTCGATCGCCCGCAGCTCACGCGGCACCACCACCGGCACCAGCGCCCGCTGCTCACCCGTCAACTCCAGGCCGTCCAACACCCGCTCGATCGCTTGCGCCAGCAGAAGCGCCTGCTGTTCGGCCAGCTTGACCTGTTGCTCGGCGACACCCATGTCGTGCGCGGTCTTGGCGTCCAGGCCGAGCAGTCGCGCTCGTCGTTCTTGGATGCGTAGGAGCCGGTCGATGGCGTGCAGGGCGGGTGTGGGGTCGGTGAGTGGTTCGCCGGTGGCGGGGTGGGTGGCGACGCGGCCCTGGGAGACGACCAGGTGGGGTTTGGCCAGAACGGTGAGGGCGGCGCGTGCGAGGTGGTCGAGGCGGTCGAGTTCCATCTGCCGGACCTCTTCGTTGGTTTCGGCGACGCTGTCTGAGAGGCCGCGTTGGACGGCTTCGTAGGCGGAGGCGACCGAGGAGAAGTCGAGCTGGGTGGCGATTTGGCGGTAGGTGAGGTTGTTGCGCCGCAACTCGACGGCGCGAGCGTCGCGTTCGACCTGCTGGACGGAGCGTCGTCGCTTCGCCATGGTTCCTCCAGATTCCCCAGTTAGGTTGTCCATATGGTCTAGACGTTCTGTTGCCGGTCCGATAGATTGTCCATATGAGCGAGACAATCTTTCAGGGGATGAGCGACCAGGAGATCGCCGACCTCTACAACGCCACCACCGACGAAAACGTCCGCTCCGCCGCCATCGCCGAACTCGCCCACCGCGACCGCAAAAACGCCACCTCCCGACGCGACGCCGCCCGCTGGGCCGCCGTCTACTCCGAATGGCTCGACTTCGCCCACGCCCAGTACCTCGCCGCCGACGCCACCTGCAACGGCTACCTGCTCAACCGCGACGGCCTGGCCGCCGGAATCGACCCATGGTCCCTGTGGTCCGGGCCGGCCCGCCGCGCCGAAAGGTACGCCAGCGACGAACTCCGCAACTTCTGGGACACCAACCCGCGCCTCACCGTCACCCAGTTCCGCGAGCACCAGCGCCGCGCCAACCGACACTCCTGAAAGGACCCGCCAGCCATGACCAGCCCCCAGCCGCAGCCCGAAACCTGGCTCGACATGACCCCCGCCGACTTCGACACCGACCCCACCTACCTCCAGGCCGCCCTGTTCGCCGACACCAGCCCCGACAAGACCGGCACCCCCAGCCTGTTCGACACCGACGAGCTGCCGCTCTTCTAGGCTGTCCACACCAGCGCGACAAGCCGAGGAGAACCGATGAGCCTTCCGCCCGCCGCCGAGCTGATCGAGGCCGTGAAGACCAGCGGTCCCGCCGCGCTCGACAACTACGCCCCGGAGATCGACGCGCTCGCCGACGTCCAAGCCGCAGCCGCCTACCTGAAGATCAGCCGCAACAGCATCTACCGCGAACGGTCCCGGAAGCGCGCCGACGGCACCCCCGCCTGGCCCGCCCCCGACCAGACCGCCGCCCGGTCGGCCATGTGGACCTACCGCACCCTCATCCTTCACCGCGCCTCCATGCCCGGACAGGGCTCAGCGGGACGCGGACGCCCCAGGAGAGCACAGCCGTGATGCAGAGCAGCCTGTTCACCCTCGACCAGGACGCGCGCGTGCTGACCGTCCGCCAGCCGTGGGCGTGGGCGATCATCCACGCCGGCAAGGACGTCGAGAACCGCACCCGCCCCACCCGGTACCGGGGACTGCTTCTCATCCACGCCGGACAGGCCGACGACCCCGCCGGGCACGAGTTCCTCGCCCAGCTCGGCCTCCAGGTGCCTGAGCGTCTCGACCACGGTGTCATCATCGGCTCCGTCCAGCTCGTCGACAGCGTCCAGGCGTCGACGTCGCGGTGGGCATTCCCCGGCTCCCATCATTGGCGGCTCGCCGATCCCGTCCCGGCCGTCTCGACGCTCGCGTGCCGCGGTCAACTCGGCCTCTTCCGTCCACCCGCGGGCTGGGCCGGCGTGCTCGGCTGAGGCGCGTACTCGAACGAGCGCACCAGCAGCGACCGCGGATCGGTCTGCTGCGCTGTCCTCTTTTTGGCGGTCCGCCCTGAACGCACCCCACGAGGTCGCCCCACCGACCGCCACCGCGGCGAGGACGCCATGTAGGCGACCAGGCCCGGATGCGCTGTGGCGATCCGGTACCGCATCCCCTGCCCGTACAGGTGCTCACCCAGCCACTCCGACACACGCCCCGCGATACCGAGGCCCTGCCAGTCGGGCAGCACCACGATCCGGTGCGCCATCTTCAGGTTCCGCACTGTCGGGTGCGGGAAGTGCAGGTAGGAGGTGAACGCGACCGGCCGACCCTCCACCAGGGCGAGATGGCAGCGCGCCGTCGGATGCAGGTCGGCGCTCAGATAGTGATGACGGCGGAACACCGGCCACAGCTCCCGCCCGCCGGGGTGGATGTGCAACTCGAGCGCGGGCCGGGGTTGAACCGACCTCCACTCGAACGATCCCGCTGCGACGTCGAACACCCAGTCGGGTTGCAGCCAGTCGGTCACGTCGTAGTGGCAGGTGACCGCGACCAGCCGGCGACCCGCCCGCCGTACCGCCTTCTGCACCGCGTGTGAGGCGACCTTCGCGACCTGCCGGTCAACGACACTGGTGAACTCGTCGATCACTACCGGGTCGCCCGGCTCGGCCAGCGCCCGCGCCATGTCGGCACGGAACGCCTCCCCGTTCGACAACGTCCCGTACGGCCGGATCCACGCGGGCGGCGACGACAACCCCACCGCCGTCAGCAGACCGACCACATCCTTGATGCCCAGCCCGGCAGGGAAATCATCGACCAGCGCCCGGCCCGTCCAGGGCCGCTGCGCCCCTGTCTGCTCGGGCCACAGGTGCCGCGCCATGCTCGACTTGCCCGCCCCCGACGGGCCGACGAGCAGGCCGACGTTCCACGCGCGTTCCTCGACCGGCAGCGACACGGCCTGGCTGAACGCGAGTTTCTCCGACACCGGCACATCGAACATCGAGGAGACCTGCAACACCCGCGGCGTCCGCTCGATTGGCGAGGACAGCGTGAACTCGGCGCGCATCGTGTCTCCCTTCAGCCGATCAGGGCGCGGACGGTGAACCCGTCACCGGCCAGCCGCGCCAGCACCTCGGTCTGCTGTGTCTCGTCGTCGCACTCGACGATCACGCCCCACACCGGGGGCGGCTCCTCCTCGGCGGGGGCATCACCCGGCTCAGGGAGCGCGTCGAGACCAGACAAGGCATCCAGGTCCTCGGGGGTGTAGCCGGTGCCGGCGTAGTCGCCGTCCAGGCTCGCCAGGAGCTGCGCGAGCGCGTCGTCGTCGTAGCCGCCCAGGTCCGCGGTACGGTTCGCCGACAGCACGATCCTGGCGGCCTGCGGGTCGTCAACGTCGACCAGCACCACATCCACCTCCGCCCAGCCGAGTTTGCGAGCCGCTTTGAGGGTGTGGTTCCCCGCCAGGACATGCCGGGTCGAGGCTTGGACGACCAGCGGCGCGTACTGCTGGTTCTCGCGCAGCGATTCAGCGATCGCGTCGATGTTCCCGACGCGGGGGTTGCCCGGGTAGAGGGTGAGGGAGTCGACGGGCACGCGTTCGATCTTGGTCAGTAGTGAGGGCATCGGTCAGTCCTGTTCGGCGTCCTTGGTGTTCGGTTGTCGATGTCGAATGACGGCGTCGGGCTGGCGCTCACCGGCCACCGTCCAGGATCTCCAGCAGCCGCCGCCCGGCCTTGCGGTAGACGTGGTTGCCGGACTTGGCGATGCGCTCGGCGTACTCCCGGATCGCTTGGCGGTCGTGGTCGCGTTCCCGCTCGGCTTTGACCGCTGCTTCCTCCCATCGCTTCGTGGCTTCGCGGGACGTCTTGAGGTCGGCGCGAGCCTGGTCACGTTCCTGCTCAGCCTTCTCGGCGCGCGCGCCCAGTTCCCGGTTCCGGTCGGCTTCGGCCCGTATCTCGGTCAGCTCGGCCTGGAGCCGCTTCTCGTTGGCGCGTGCGTCGGCGAGTTCGACGGTGAGGTTGTCGGCGCGCTCAGCGCGTTCCTCGGCCTTGCGGGCGTCGGAGCGGGCCTGGTCGCGCTCGCGGTGCGTCTGGGTGAACGCTCTGGTCAGCTCGTCCAGAGCGGCGTCGATGCTCGTGAAGTTGCCGCCGACGAGCATCTGGAGGTCCAGGAGCAGGGCGGCCTCGCGCTGCTTGGCGATCAGGAGGTTGGCGGTGGTTTCCGTAATGAGCGCGGTCGCCTCGCCGAACGCCTTCTCGGCCTGCTCGGCGCGGGCCTTCCAGTCGACGCCGGACCTGTCGGGCACTGGCGGCGGGGGCGGCGGCGTGGTGGTCTCCGGGACGGGCGCGAAGACTTTCGGGCCGGGGCCGTGGCTGACCTGACGCATCTTGGGGCGTGGCTTGCGGCGGAAGATCACGGCTGGTCCGCCTTTCTGAAAACGGCGGGCACGCCTTTCACGAAGAAATGGTCGTGGCAGACGGGGAGCCATTCCTTGCGACCTGGGTAGTAGCGCCATCCGACTGATTCGGCGTTACAGTTCCCGCCGTCGCAGGATTGGCCGCCGCTGTCCCCTTTGGGCGGGTCGGGGATTTCGTCGGTGCGGATTCTCATGCGATTCCTCCGAAGAGCTTGAGGGCGGCGTCCCAGGGCGTGCTGCCCTTGGTGAGGTCGGCGAGCTTGGCGAGCACGGGCCGCTCAGCGTCGGGCGTGTGCCGGTAGTCGAGACACGGGTCGAAGCCTGAGAAGGCCGCTGACGGCTTGGTGATCGTGGATCTTGGTACGGGTGTGGGCTGAGGGGGTTTCGGGGCTGTACGGGTGTCTGAGGCCGCTACAGGGGCATGTTGGGGATCTTGGGTGGGATGGCCGACGTAGGCGGCGACACGGGCACGGACCGCTTCGGCGACGGCTCGGGGGTCGATCACGAGTCCTCCCGGAGACGCCACAGCGGGCAGCCCGACCGCAGGCCCTCGGAGATGTCCACCCCGGCCGCGCAGTCCTCGGGGATGGGCTGGTCGTTGTTGCCCCAGTTGCAGCCCGGCTTGCACCCGCACGCCTCCTCTTCGCGCTCGAAGTTGGCGCAGGTCTTGCAGTTGCCGACAGCTGGGTTGTTCCAGCAGCGGGCGACGTGCACGGCGGCGGCCGACTTGCGGGACCAGCCGCGCGGGCAGAACGGGCACCGGTAGCGGGTGACCTTGACAGCGATCGGCTCGGCCGCAGTCGTTGAGGCGGGGTCGGTCTCGGCGAGTTCCGCAGCGAAGGACTCCGTGATCGGCTCGGGAACGCTCATGCGGTCGGTGCTCCTTCGAGGTGGTCGGCGATCTCGGTCAGCAGCTCGGCGATGGGCTTGCCGCCGTCGTGGTTGGCGGCGGCGCACCGGAGCGTGGCCGCCAGCTCGGCCGGGGAGATGTCGGGCATCTCGGCGACGAGGCGCTCGGCGATGCGGGGCGTGAACTCGAAGATCACTGGCTCCTCCTGGGCGGCGGCGGGTTGTCGCAGTGCGGGCAGGCGTCCACGATCCGGCCGAACCGCTTGAGCGGCTGGATCTGCTGCTTGCGGGTGGTGCGGCCCTGGGCGCGGCACAGGCCGCACGGGAACGAGGGGGCGACGACGCGGGCGAACATCGGGGCGGGCATCAGGCGACCACCGCCGGGGCCTGGCAGCCGCACGCGCACCACGACCGGTGGACGGGCCGCAGGGTCGGGGCGGTCAGGTCGGCGGCCGACCAGGCGAGCGGCGCGGCAGGGTGCTCGGCGAGCTGCTGCTGGAGGGCGGGCCACTCGTCGCGGTAGGCCAGGCGCAGCCCGTTCAGGGTGAGCTCGCCGGGCAACTCGCCGC